ACCCGGCCTAGATTGAGTTTTGCGACATAGATCTAGGCTGGGTTTTTTAGTGGCTCATCTTCGACGCAACAATTAAACCGTTTTTTTGAACCCGCATCCGCGGGTTTTTTGGTTTTGGGGGCACCCGTGAATGGCAAAATTGGCATTTGGGCGCTAGGCGTGTTTGGCACCTGGGTCGCGCTTGCGGTGCCCGTAGGCGTGGGCCTGTGGGCCGAGGAAAAAGCGGAACAGGCCGCGCAGCGAGAGGTTGATACGGCCACGAACCTCATTCGCGCCGACATCGCCCATCTGGCTGAGCTGATTCAAAAGGATTTGGACCACTCAACAGCACGCCTGAATGCGCACGACCAGACATTTCAAGATTTGGACGCCCGTTTACGCACCATTGAGCGCACAGTGGATTGATTTTTTTCTGCCCGACGCAGGCCACGGCCCCACACGCCTGAAAAACATTTCAAAGACTGGGGCGAGAGCGACCTCGCAAGGGCTGAAATTTTGCTGTCTATCAAGCCTGGCGTGAATGCCAACCATCTAACGCCTGCCATTGTGCTGGCGCTGATTGTCTGTGAGCGGGTGTATGCCGACTTTGGGTATGCGACGGTGCTCACCTCTGGTCTGGAGGGCCGACACGGCGAAACCAGCCTGCACTACGCGGGCGCGGCGATTGATTTGCGGACCCGTCATGTTGCACAAGCGCACCTGCGAGAAATGGTCCGCGCGATTTCCGATGCGCTTGGGCGCGATTTCGATGTTGTGCTGGAAGCGACGCATTTGCATGTCGAGCATCAGCCTCGCCGTGTTGATGACGGCGTGCGCTGACCCCGGGCACCTGCAGCCGCCTCCGCCCGATGTGCGCACGCTCGAAATGCAGGCGCGGCTGGAGCGGCAACGCGCCTGCGAGGCCCACTACCGGCGCATTGAGCTAACCCATCCCGGGCGCGCGAGTGTTTATCCGGCCGGCATCAGCATTAAAGAATTTTGCAGGCGCTATCGATGAATCATGCTTTTGAAAACGCCAGCCGACACGCCCGTATCGCCGCGGCGAATTTTGCAACTGCCTGGCGCGAGCGCGCGTTGACCAGAAAACTGAAGTTGGTCGTGCTCTACGCGCTGGTGTACTGCGCAATTGCCGCACCCGGCGCATTTCTTGCGCATTTACTGTGGAGCCACTAATGCCCAAATTAACAGAACGCTCAACGCAATATGGCGTGGTCCTGGTTGCGATCAGCGCCATGTTTCCACTAATGCGGGCTTTCGGGCTCGAAGTCAGCCATGAGCAAGAGGCGGCCGTTCTTGAATTTGTCGCCGCGGCGATTGGCCTCTACGCGTTGTTTCGGCGCGAGTCACCATGAAGCGGTTGCTCATTGTGGCAACGGCGCTGCTCGTCGCGTGCCAAAGCGTGCCGGCCAGTAATGCCATTGGGGGCGCGAGCCTGGCGATCACGACGATTGCGATGGCGGTCAAAGAGGAATGCGGGAACACCGTCCCTGATGGACCCTGCACCCCGGATTCATGGATCAGCACGGCGGACAAGCAAAAGATTAAAGTTGAGTTGGGTGACGCCGTGGCAGCGGTTCGTGCAGCAGATGAGGCACTGCGCCACAGCCGCGACGCGACAGGATGGCTGGCAAAGGCTGACGCGATCATCGCTGCCGTGCAGCGGTTCGTGCGTGCCCGAGGTGAGCCATGACTGCCGTTGCCGTTCTGCGTCTGCTGGAGCTGGTCGTGGGCTTGGCCGTGTCGGTCAACATCAATGTGCGCCGCTTGGTGGAGATGCGTGCGGCCAATGAAGATGGTGAACTGACTGACGCGCAGCGCGCGGAGTTGCTGGCGGAGGCCGAAACCACCGTGGAGCAACTGTGAGGGCGCTGCTGCTTGCGGTTTGTTTACTCATCGGCGCGTGTGCAAAAGATGACCGCTGGCGACCAGACCCGGCCCCGCCCCGTGTGGAGGCGCCCCCCGCGCAACCGCAACCGCTGCCCCAGCCTGAACCCCAACCGCAACCTGAACCCCAACCGGTAAAGTGGAATCCCGGCCACTACGTCTACACCCACGGCCTGGGCACTGCAACGAAGGGCGGGGATGGGATGGTTTTCTTTGATGAGGCCCATCAGCAGCGGCGACAGGGTTGGTGGAATCAATTTCGTGACGATGCGGCAATCACCGGGGCGGCGTTTGTCACCTACTGGGGCCAGTTGGAGCCCGAGGACGATCAGTGGGACCACGCCCTCAACGAAATCGAGCAAGACCTTGATTTCCTCGCTGCCATGCAAAAAAGCTACATTTTTTGGTTCCACAACCAAAAGCATGGCGGCGGCGGCGACCTCGACTGCCCGGTATTAGACCCGACGACGTTTCAGGGTGAAAACGAGGTTCGTCCCACTAGGTTTTACGTCTATCCAGAATGGCTTTGGGACAAATATCCCGGCCAGTACATTTGTGACCGAACCTACCGGCCCGCTCACGGGCTGGTGCTGACCAACGAAAACGTGCGAAACGAGTTGAAAGCGTTCTGGAAAGCAATGGCCTCTAGGCTGGACTCCCACGGCGCCCTGGAAGCCGTGATCATTAATGTCGAAACGGCCACAGGGGGCGCGGGTTCGGGCTTGCACCCTGGATTCACTCAGGCAGGCCACCGTGAGGCGTTCAAAGACCTGGCCCTGGCCGTGAAACGTTATTTCAAGCGAACGTCGGTAATTTTCAACATCAGCTACAAGTTGGGGACACGAGAGGATTACGATGATGTGGTCGCCTGGGCGCACCACCACGGCATCGGGCTGGGCAATACGGACCTACCAGCACTGTGTGTCAATCAACCCTGGGGCAGCGGCCCTCAAGACCTGGCCTGCCCCGACGGGATCGAAGATCCGGCGATCACGCGCCACCCAATCAAAGCGTTTGACGCCATTGCCAGAGCGCCCAAGGGCATTGTCCCGAGCATCTTCAGGGTCGCGGGAGATCAGCTAGGCCAGGGCCACTGGGTGGGCCAGGGTTCCGGGTACTTGCCACGTGTGTTCGTGGATTTCTGCAACCAATTCATGGGATGTAGTCACCTGTTTTGGGTCGAAACATTTGCGTCCAACAACCGGCACGGCGACGCCGAAAAACAGGCCTGGAAAACTGGCGTTCTCCCATTTCTCAGAGGCCCCAACGCCGCCCTCACCCATACGGAATGCCCAACGAGTAAATGCACAAGATGAAAAAACTGATTTTGCTGGGAGTGCTGACGCTGGCCCTGCCCGCGCAGGCGGCGATCAACGCGACGCCGGTCCAGACGGCGTATGCGGGTAGTTCCACCCAAACTATAACCATCGGCTCCGGCCAGGGCTGGAGCACACCGACCAGTGGACATCTGTTGTTGTTTCACTGGGTTGTTAGGGAAAATAGCTCGACCAGCCGCTCTGAAACGCTGCCCACCGGATTCACCGCGATCCAAACCTATGACCCCGGAAACGGGTGTGCAGGCGGTGGGGTGGCCTGGAAAGTTTCAGATGGGTCTGAAACAAGCTTCACTTATTCCGCGCACGGGTCCGACGTAGTGCATTCGGTGTCGGGCGTCATGCAGGAATACCACGAAAATGACCTCGATTTGACGAGCGTTGACGCATCAGGCGAAACCGAGGGATGTGGGAGCGTGACAAGCAAATCGTCGGGGACTGCCACCAACAGCACTGCCAATGCCTTGGTCATTTACGGGTGGAGGGCGAGCAACTGCAACTCCTGGCGCACGACAGGCCCAACCATCTCTGGCAGCTCCAGTTTCAACGATGGCGACGCGGCGAGCTGCCCCGGCAGCGGAGGAAACAGTCAGGCGGAGGTGCGGGTCAGCGCAGAGGTGGTGAGCAGCGCCGCCTCCCAAAGCGAGACATTCACCACCACCGATAGCGGTAGCGCCGCATACGGCACCGTGGTCATTTTCGCCGAGGCGGGGGACACGACTGCCCCTGCGTACACGAGCGCTCCTGCCGCCAGCGTGACCAGCACGACGGTTACGGTGACCGCTACTGCGACGGACGACACTGGACCATTGACACATAGAACGGGCATCTACACCGGCTCGTGTCCGAGCGCGGCCAACGTGGCCGCAGGCAGTGGCACGGGCTACGTGGCTGGTCCGTTTTCACACGCATCGGTCAGCTCTGGCGCGGCGGCGACGATGACAGCCACCGGCCTGTCGCCGGCCACGGCGTATAAGGCGTGTGCGTTTGTGCAGGATTCAGTGGCAACGCCCAACCAGAGCGCGGTCACCACGCTGTCGGTTACCACGGCGGCTGCCGAAGATTGCATCACCCCTGACATCGTGGGAGCGATAGTGAACGCTCCCGCCCAGGGCATCCACTGCTCACTTTGAACGAATTGACAAGGAGAAATTATGGCTACTGGAACGCTTGAAGCGAACGGAAATGGCGACTGGACCAACATCGGTGACGGTAAGGCGCTGATAACCGTGTCGGGCACCTGGGGTGGCGGCACGGCGAAAATTCAATTGCAGCAGGCTGACGGCACGGCCCTGGACGTGAACGGGGCAAGCTGGACGGCAAACATTGCCAGTCAACTGGAATTTGGAGCCCCCGCGCGGTTGCGCGTTAACCTGGCAAGCGCGACTTCACCGGATCTGGACTGGGAAATCCGTGGCTGAGAATCTGGTTCTTGTGCTTGACGGGGTGGATTTCGACGTCGTGAAGACGTTCAGCCCCGGGCACCCGTTTCGTCCGTCGATGGACGCCATGCGTGACCACATCGTGGCGGGGCAGCCCGACCAGGCGGTGTATGAGGTCAAGCGCCTGGCGCATCACGCTAAGGCGGCTGGGTTTGATCGCGTGCAATGGGATGCGCTGATCGCGGCGTGGGATCGCAAGCTGATGGCCGAAACGCCACCGCAGCGATTCATGGCGTATCGCGCGGCATTGACACGCGGCCGGGGCATGCAGCTTGGGCCACGGGAGCGGGAATATGGGTAGACCTTCCAAGTATCAGGACGCATTTGCCGAGCAAGCATTCAAACTTTGCTTGCTGGGCGCGACTGATGAGCGTCTGAGCAACTTTTTTGAGGTAGCAGAGTCCACCATCAGCAAGTGGAAGTTGGACTATCCCGAGTTTTCGGAGGCCCTAAAAAGGGGTCGAGATGAGGCTGACGCTAAGGTAGCCGATTCTCTATACAACAAAGCCATTGGCTGGAAGACCCAGGAAACCACCCGAGATGCAGCGGGCAATGAGCGCACGGTTGAGAAACAACACCCGCCCGACACGACGGCGGCCATTTTCTGGCTGAAGAACCGCCAGCGCGAGAGCTGGAGGGACGTGAAACACAATGAGCACACCGTCACGCACGAGCTTTCAAACGAAGAAAGACTTGCGCGCCTATCTCGAATCCTTGGACTCGAAGAGCCTGGCGAAGATCGACAGCCTGTTACTCACTGAGGTATGGGCCCCCATCGCGCTACCTCAACGGTTGGCCGCAGACTCTGAGGCTGACATTCTGGGATATGGTGGTGCGGCAGGGGGTGGAAAATCCGATTTGATGCTCGGGCTCGCCCTCACCCAGCACCGCCGGTCGATAATATATCGGCGGGAAGCCACGCAACTGCTGCCGGTGCGTGACCGCATCGCGGAGATCGTCGGCGGGTTTGACGCCTGGAACGGCCAGGACAACCGCTGGAATCTCCCGAAGCGCACGATTGAGTTGGCTGGTGTGCGAGATTTGGGCTCGGAGCGCCGCTATCAGGGGCGAGCGCACGACCTGAAGTGTTTTGATGAAGCGGTGGAGATGGCTCCCAGCCAGGTGCGGTTCCTCATGGGGTGGCTGCGTTCTGCCGACCCCAAGCAACGTTGCCGCGTCGTGATGGGGTTTAACCCGCCCACGACTGAAGATGGCCGCTGGATCGTTGAGTTTTTCGCGCCCTGGCTTGATGACACACACCCCGAGCCCGCCGAGCCGGGGGAGCTGCGGTGGTTTACCACCCACCCGGAGACTGGCCGGGATTTCGAGTGCGATGGGCCCGAGGTCATCGAACTGGCTGGCGAATCCTGCACGCCCCTGAGCCGCACCTTCATCCCCGCGCAAGTGGAGGACAACCCGTTCTATATGGAGGCGGGCTATAAAGCCGTTCTCCAAGCCCTGCCGGAACCGCTGCGCTCTCAAATGCTCAAGGGCGATTTTTCCGCCGGAGTACAGGACGATCCGTGGCAGCTAATCCCAACCGAGTGGGTGCGACAGGCGCAGGCCCGCTGGACGCCCGCTCACGAGGGGCCAATGGATGCGGTGGGCTGTGACCCTGCGCGCGGTGGAGAGGACCGCACGGCGCTGTGCGCGCGCTATGGAACATGGTTTAGCGAGGTCGATACCTACCCTGGGCAGGCGACCCCGGATGGCTCGGCTGGTGCCTCGCTGTGCGTGGGGCTAGTGCGCGACCAGGCGCCCATCCATGTCGATGTCATCGGCATTGGCTCGTCCGTGTACGACCACCTGAACGGTTTGAATGTGCACGCAGTGGCAGTGAACGTTTCAAAAGCCACGACCATGACGGACAAAACGAAAAAGCTGCGCATGGCCAATGAACGCGCTGCGATGTGGTGGCGCATGCGGGAATCGCTCGACCCGGTGAACGGCGACGATATAGCGCTCCCGCCTGATGATGAGTTACGTCGCGAGCTATGCACCCCCCGATTCAAAATAAGACCGGGCGGGGTGTACGTCGAATCAAAACCAGAAGTGATTGCCCGGGTGGGTCGCTCCCCGGACAAAGCGGAAGCGGTGCTGCTTGCCAGCTACCGCACTTTAAAACGTGAGTTGCATGCGCGGGAGCCCGTGCGTGCAGTCGCAGATTTCAACGTGTTTTCTTGAGAGGTGGATCTAATGAGTGAGACGAAAGAAGCAAAAGCGCCGGCTGGACCCCGGGTGAGTGAGGCCGCTTTCAAATCGGCCATGTTCATCAATTCGGCCATACAGAACCGGCCTGAACGCCTGGCGCACATCGCCGACGAAGCCTGGCAGAAACTAAATGAGAGCTACGCGGGTGCGGAGCGTGCGTTTATGGCCGAGTTTCTCACGTCCAACTGTCACCGCCCGGTGAATTTGACCAGCCTGTTCGGTGCGGGCCGGCAGGCGCTTGCCGAGTACAAATCGTGGACCAACGGGAAAACGTAACCTGGCTGGTGTGCTTCACGGAAGGCCATCACTGGGCCACCCCATTTCTAAAACAGGGGTTTGGCCATGTCTTTCTGGTGCGCGAGTGGGGCCCGCTTTGGGTGCTGGTAGACCCTTCGGTGAGCCACACCCAGTTGCAGCTTGTTCCGCAGGCAAACTTTACATTGCAGGACATCACCCGCGACGCCCGAGTGCTGCGTTACGAAGGCAGTGTTGATTGCGCCACTCCGCGCGTCATTGGGCCGTTTACCTGCGTCGAAATCGTCAAGAGTTTTCTTGGGATCGGCGCGCTGATCTTTACACCTTATCAACTCTGGAGGCACCTCAATGGGCGCACTTTTCAAAGGACCGAAGATGCCGAAGCCTACGGCGGAGGAAATGAATCTTCAACGCGCGCAGCAGGATGAGCTGGCGCAGCAGAAATCAGAAATCTCAAGGCGTCGTGTACTCCTGTCGCAAGGCGGTAGACGCTCGATGCTCTCCGGTGGTGAGCGAGGGGTAAGCTAATGGACGAATTGGCCGCGCCTACCCCTTTGTTACGGCGGTTTGGCGACGCGGAAAAACGCCGGCTCAATTGGGAAGACCTGTGGGAAACAGCATTTCAGTATGCCATCCCCCATAAAGAGGTTTTCTCGAATCGCACGCGTGGACGCCAGCAAAACGTGCAGGTGTATGACGAAACAGCGGTAGAGGCTGTGCCGAAGTTTGCCACGCGCGTGCAGAGCGCCCTGGTTCCCCCCTGGACCACCTGGGCGAAGCTGGTGCCCGGTCCCGGCGCTGACCCCGACCAAGCCGTTGAGCCACCGCCCGGTTATGGCTTCGAGGCCACCACCCTGGCTGAGCTGTTCGAGGAAATGACAGACATCATGTTTGCGCATATCCACCAGAGCAACTTTTCCAGCCAGGCTTTCGAGGCATTCCAAGACCTGACCATTGCGCCCGGGGCTCTGCTCGCGGAGTCGGACCCGGTGAAGGTGCTCAATTTCACCGCTGTGCCCATTTCAGAGCTGTAC